CAAAAGACAAAGCTGCATTTAGTGGCGTATCTAAATTTTTTCCAAAATATAACAAAGAAGCAGAAGCACTAGGTAACTCTTTTCGTAAAGTGACCACAGGTGTTATGAAACAACACGGTGCATCTAAAGATCCCACATCTTCACTATGGAAAAAGTATTCAGAAAAAAGTAAAGATACTCCTAAAACTGATATGTTTACTCCAAAACATAATATATCATTAAAGAAAAAAGGTGGGTCACAATTAATGTCTGCTGCAGCAGGTGAAGCCGTTGCAACTGTCATGGGTGCATTAGAAATGACAGGTAAAAATACTAAAGCAGTAAAAGCCATTGCTGATGACATAGAAAACAGATTTACAAAACTTATGATTGATGGTGCTATCACAGCACTTGTCGACCCATCAAAAGATGTAAAAGGATCTTTCAAAGATATGCCAAAGGCTGAAAGACAAAAGAAGATAAAAGAAAAAATAAAGATTGATAAAATGCACAAAGACTTAGGTGATAGTATAAATGAAATATTAGGTAAATATAATAGTGTGAAAGAAAATATTGTGTATATTGCGACTACTGGTTACTCTAAATTTCCAGAAGGTAGTAGAGGTATAGCTAATAAATTAATAGAGTTTGATCCTAAGACAGGAACACTTACACATGACATAGATACAGGTGGCCCAAATAATATTTCAAAATCAATAAAAAATATGTCGAAGGCTACAAAATTTTATTGTGCATTTAAAACAAGTAAAAAGAATCCTTACTCAACTTTAAGAACTAAAACAGGTAAGTTTGAATACTATCAGCCATTACCTGATAGAACTTTAAACGAGTTAATGATTGATACATTATTAAATGATTTAGATTTGTATGGATTAGATGAGTCATACAAATACATGACCGAAGATTTAGTTATAGAAAATTTATTTAAAAAAGCAATAGATAAAGTAAAAACTATCGGAGGTTCAATCAAAGATTATCTATCTGGATTCTTTAATAAAATCGTAGAAGGATTTAAGAAAGCAATCGCAGGTATAATTAAATTAGGAAAGAAAGCATTTGAAGCTTTACTAAATTTTTTAGGTTTAGAAATAACCGATGCCAAAATAAGAATATCTGGTGTAGGTGGAATATTTGCAAGTTAGTATGTTAGATATTTTATATGAAGAAAAGAACACACATCTGGAGCATCTTGAAGATGATATTATTAATAATGGTGCTGATGGTGGTGATAACGCTATAAATTTTTTATCATCAATTAAAAATATGTTACAAGCAAAAACAGATAAGAAAGTTAATATAAGTGTAAAGTGGGATGGTGCCCCTGCTATTGTTTGTGGTATCAATCCAGAGAACGGAAAGTTTTTTGTCGGAACTAAATCTGTTTTTAATAAGACACCTAAAATTAATTATACGATACAAGATATAAAAAATAATCATACAGGTGAACTAGTAAATATTTTAAGAGAGTGTTTAGAATATTTGTCTGTTCTTAATATTAAAGGTATTATACAAGGTGATTTATTGTTTAAATCAAATAGTAAAAAGAAAACATCTTACAAAGGTGGTGATGGTAAGAATGAGTCTATGATTTCATTTACACCAAACACAATAACATACATGGTGCCTGAAAAATCAGACATAGGTAAAAGAATAAACAGAGCAAAATTAGGTATTATATTTCATACAACTTACAAAGGTTCAAAGATGGAAAAGTTAAGTGCAAAGTTTGGTGCTGATGTATCTAAATTAAGAAACAGTCCTAATGTGTTTTTTGATGATGCATCGTATAAAAATGTGTCAGGTTCAGCAACTATGACAATAGGTGACGGTGAGGCATTTGAAAAAATACTAAACATGGCAAGAGGTTCATTGAAAAAGTCTAGAGGTCTTTTAAATAGATTACCTGTAGAAGATAATCCATTGTCAATAGGTGTTGCTATGAAAACATATCTTAACTCTTTCATAAGAGCAGGAACTGATTTGCCATCAACGAAAGATACTGCTAGTAAGTTTGAAGACTTTTATTCTGAAAGAACACAAAAAGAAATAGATAGAGTAAAAACAGAAAAGTCAAAAGAGAAGTATAAAGCAATACAAGATAATGGACTTAAATTTATTAATGGTAATAAAGAAGAAATATATTTTGCCATGGCAACTTATAAAACATTACAAAGAGCAAAGAAGATTTTGATTGATAAACTTAACATGGCAAAGTCTATTGGTACTTTTGTAAAAGACGGAACAGGTTTAAAAACAACTAATCCAGAAGGTTATGTTGCTGTTGACTCAAAAGGTAAAGCAGTTAAGTTAGTAGATAGATTAGAGTTTAGTGTTCAAAACTTTACAATATCTAAAAACTGGGATAAAGGACAATCATATGCAAAGGTATAAAAGTTTTATAGAAGGTAAAAAAGGTCCACCTGAAAGTTATGAGGATCAATATAAAAGAAGAGTGGTACCTACTACAAAACCTGAACATAAAGAAAAAGGTTTTAAGTGGAGAATAAAAGGTAAAAAGAATAGTGCAAAAACTATGAAGCTATATAAAACAAAACCTAGCTTCAAACAATTTAAGGGAGAGCTGAGAAGAATTGCAGCTTTTGAGTTTGGATAGAATGAAAAGATTTTACGAATTACAAGAGGGTGTTTATGACCCAGGTATCTTCAAGGCTTTCTTTCTTGCAGGTGGTCCTGGTTCTGGTAAGTCATATGTGACAAGTAGAATTACACCAGGTTTAGGATTGAAGAATGTTAATTCTGATACAGCTTTTGAGAATGCATTGAAGAAAGCAGGATTGTCATTAGATATGCCACCTGAAGAAGAAGAGTTAAGAGATGTAATTAGAACAAAATCAAAACGACTTACAGAAAAACAACTAGGATTATATTTAAAAGGTAGACTAGGTTTAGTAATTGACAGCACAGCTAGAAACTTTGTAAAAATAGAAACAGCAAAGTCTGCACTTACTAGATATGGATATGATAGTTATTGTATTTTTGTAAATACTAATTTAGATGTTGCACTTGCTAGAAATGCTGCAAGGCCTAGAAAGGTTCCTATTGATATTGTAAAACAAAATCACAAAGAGGTTCAAGAAAATATAGGTAAACTACAAAGACTATTTGGAATGAAAAATTTTATAGTCATTGATAATAATAAAGCAAATGAGGATATATTAGAGAAGGCATACAAGATGGTAAGAAAACTTGTAAAAAATCCACCTTCAACATCTATCGCAAAAAACTGGATAGCAAATGAAATTAAAAAGAAAAAGATGAAAGAAGATATAGACGAGGCACCAAGAATACCAAGAAAGAAAGGTCAACCTGCAGGTAGTAAAAAACATTCTGATTTATATACAGATGAGAATCCTAAAGGTACAATACATGGTTTAGGTTTCAAAGATGTTGAGACCGCAAGAGCAAGTGTAAAGAAAATAGAAAATTCTGGTAAAACACATGCTCATAAAATACAAGCTGCGATTGCTATGGAGCAAAGGGCTAGAGTGATGGGTAAAACACAAGAGGCAGCTATATATAGGGCGTACATAAACAAAATGAAAAAGAAAACAAAAGAAATGAGAAAAGAAGATTTAGATGAAGCATTTAAATCAGATCAAGTAAAGTCTGCGATTAGTATAGCTAGAGATACAAGATACCGTATGGGAACTCAGGTTGATAAGAAAAAAGCAATCGAAGCCATAGCTAAAGGTTTATCTAAAGAGCCTAAGGTTGCAGTGTTATTAAAAAAGTTTTACAAAGAATATAAAGAAAGTCTATGGGCTAATATTCATAAGAAACGACAAAGAATTAAAAGAGGTTCTGGTGAGCGTATGAGAAAACCTGGTGAAAAGGGTGCACCAACTGCTGATGCATTAAAAAGAGCAAAGGGTGAGTCTTTTACAAGTTTTCTTGAAAAGGCACCAAACACTGCGGATGCGATGAAAAGATACAAAGCAGGTAATGCAGGGTTTACAGATAAAGCTCATCTAAAAGCAAAAGGTTTAATACCTAGAGCTGATGGAACAAAAAAGGTAAGTGACAAATATAAATGAAAACTGTAAGAGAATTACTTAAAAAAGATGTAGGTAGAAAACAACCGGTTGTTTTTGCATTCGGTAGATTTAATCCACCTACTATTGGTCATCAAAAATTGATTGACAAAGTAATTACTATTGCAAAAAGAGTAAAAGGTTTACCTGTATTGTATGTAAGTGCAACACAGGATAAAAAGAAAAATCCTCTCTCAGCAAAAGATAAACTAAAATATATTAAAATGGTTTACAAGAGAGGTATTCAACTCAATGCCGCAGGTTCTGACTCTAGAACATTTATGGAAATACTTAAAAATAGATTTAATAAAAAGTATACCGAAGTTTATATGATTGCAGGTAGTGATAGAGTAGCTGAGTTTAAAAGACTAATAAAAAAATATAATAAAGTAGATTACAACTTTGATAGAGTAGAAGTTATAAGTGCAGGTGAAAGAGATCCAGATGCTGAAGGAACCACAGGTATGTCCGCAAGTAAGATGAGAGAATATGTTATGTCAAATAACTTTGATGAATTTAAAAAAGGTGTAATGAATGGAATGGGAGATAAAAACGCTATGACTTTATTTAAAGATTTAAAAAAGAAAATGGGTGTTAGTGAGTTAAACATGCCGTCATTAGAAGACGAGATAAGTAACGAAAAACAAAAGATAAGAGAAAACTATTTTGATAACAAAACTTTATTAATGGGTGACATGGTTGAAAACACAAACAATGGTAATGTGGGTAAGATTATTAAGAGAGGTGCAAACTATATTCAATATGAAATGGAAGATGGTGGTATAGAGAAAGCATGGTTACATGATGTTATGCCTGCTGAGAATATACAGTCACAATTAAGAAATGAAGATGTGGATAAAAAGAGATTAGTTTTACAAAAAAATTCTGAACAGTTAGAAGAGATAGCACCTGCTGTAGGTATGGCTGTAAGAGCTGTAGGAATGGCTAAAGCAGCGTCATCATCAACTAACGAAAGAAAGAAAAGAAAACCTGCTCAGGATCCTGATGTCAAAGATATGAAAGGTACACAACCTAAAAAATATTATTCAGGTGTTACTAAATCTACTAAAGATGATAGAGCAAGACATTTTGCAAAAGGTGCTAAGATGGACGATGATAATCCTGCAGCATACAAACCTGCACCTGGTGATAAGAAAGGTAAAACTAGACCATCGGTACACACGAAGAAGTTTAAACAGATGTATGGTGACTCTTATGAAATAGGTGCTGATTATGCAAAGCATACTTTTGAGATTGATCCATATTCTGCACCAAAAAAATTATATGCTGAATTAGAAAAGTCAAGTAAACCTTATGATAAACAATCAGGTAAAACTAATGCAGCAAAACACAAAGCACAAGGAAAAGCGGAGGTACAAGGTATGTATCCTAATTTAAAATTAGATGATTTAAGATTTGATCAATACACTAAAGAAAGTGAATTGTATGAAAAGTATGGTAATATAGAATTAACAGATATTAAAGAATGGTCAGAAAAACCTGAAACTATAGAAAAGTATAAAGATAGATTTGGGCTTGAATGGAGAGTGAAACTTGATGAGGCTGTATCTAAAATGATAGAGAAAGTTTCTCCTATTCACGAAAAGATTGCAGGTCTAGTTAAGAAAGCTGAGAAGAGTGGTATGCCATACTCAATATTGAAACAAGTTTATAATAGAGGTATGGCTGCATGGAGAACTGGACATAGACCAGGAACTACTCCACAACAATGGGCTATGGCTAGAGTAAATTCATTTGTTACAAAATCTTCTGGAACATGGGGTGGAGCAGATAAAGATTTAGCTGCTAAAGTAAAATAATGAGAAACTTTAAAGACTATAGAAACATAGATGTAATGTGTGAGAATGTAATATTTGAACACGAACAAGAAGGTATACAAGAAGCCGAATATCAAGGAAGAAAGGTAAAACTAAACGATCCGTTTAGAACACCTGATGGTCCAAAGAAGTTTGGTGTATATGTTAAGAACGAGAAAGGTAATGTTGTCAAAGTAACATTTGGTGATCCAAACATGGATATTAAAAGAGATAGTCCAGAGAGAAGAAAATCATTTAGAGCTAGACATAATTGTGATAACCCAGGTCCTAAGACTAAAGCTAGATATTGGTCATGCTTTCAATGGAGAGCCGGGGCAAAGGTTGATAATTAGATAAATAGTAAAATGGAGAGAACTATGAGAAAATACGGTAAATCAATGTTTGAGATTTTATCTGAAATGAACGAAGCAACATTTACTCACGACTTTTTTGATGTTGGTAGTACCCCAATGAGTAAAATACAGGCTGATGCTAGAAAGTATCGTGTTAAAATAAAAGTTAAAAAAGGTGGTGGTTCAATGGGTGCAGATGAGGCTATCATTACAGGTAATGAAAGAGATATTATTCAATATGCAAAAAAAATACTTGGAGCTACTAATAGAGTAAGAAATTTAAAAGATTTAGGAAAAGAACTTAATGCTGAACAAAAAGATGAAGAAACTGATTTAGAAGAATTTAAGAAGATGATAGTTACCATTAAAGATCCTTCTAAAAGACGCAAGGCAATGGACGATATAAAAAGATTTGGCAAACAATCAGGATCAAGTTATGTAATAGGTAAGAAAAAACCTTTTAGAATTGATAAAATGAGAGATGGAAAAAGTTTTAGAATAGATGGTCAAGGTGCAGACCTTAATAAATTTGCAATGGATATGAAAAACTATTATGG